AATAAATGAAACAATTTTACGGAACCATAGCCGGACTCTGTTTCGGCCTTGCTATCGGAATCGCCTTCGCTTGGGCGGTTCAAATCTCGGAGGACCGCGAACAGGCGGAGCTTGGCGCGGATTTGAACGCTTATCGCAATGCGGTTATTTTGGGAGGGGGCGTTTATGAGTGAGCATCTTCAACAAACCGGCGAAAGCTGGGCGGTTTACAACTGCGATTGCGTAGACCTCGCCTCCTCGATGCCGAACGACTCGGTAGATTTTTCGATCTACTCGCCGCCATTTGCCAACCTCTATATCTACTCCGATTCGGCGGCAGATATGGGCAACTGCAAGGATGACGCTGAGTTTTTCGAGCAATACCGCTATCTTATCCGAGAGCTTTACCGGGTCACGGTTCCGGGGCGCGTTACGGCAATCCATTGCAAGGACCTCCCCGCCTATCATGGGCGCGATGGTTATTCAGGATTGAAGGACTTCCCAGGCGAAATCATCCGAGCGCATGAGGCCGAGGGCTGGTCCTTCCATTCCCGCGTCACGATCTGGAAATGTCCCGTGACGGAACGGGAGCGGACCAATAACAACGGACTGCTTCATAAGACAATCAAGCGCGACCGCTCACAGGTTCGGCAAGGCATGGCGGATTACCTTATTGTAATGCGGAAAACGCCAGATGAAGGATTGACCTCTGACAAGCCGATTGAATCCGCAGGACTCGACGCCTACCACGGAGAACCGGATTGCGATCCGCGCGTCCCCGGCAGCTTTCACCCGTCTCCATACTCGCGGAACAATATCGCGTCGGATGACTCAATCAACATCTGGCGGAGATACGCTGAACCGGTTTGGTGGGACATCGACCAAACCGACGTTCTCAACTTCAAACTGGCCAGGGATGGCCGGGATGAAAAGCATATCTGCCCGCTTCAACTTGGCGTGATTCGTCGCGCCGTCCAGCTTTGGAGTGCGCCCGGTGACCTGGTGTTTTCGCCCTTCACTGGAATCGGCAGCGAGGGAGTCGTCTCCGTTGAATCGGGACGGCGCTTTGTCGGGTCGGAATTGAAAGAAAGCTACTTCCGCAACGCCGTGGAATTCATTTGCGCGGCGGAGGCTAACGCAGTGGACCTTTTCGCCATCAAGTAATGAACTACAAGGATTTTCTAGCATCCAAGGAATGGGCCGCGCCATCTCGCGGAATCGAGCACGGGGAAATTCACCCCGTCCTGTTTGGATACCAACGCGAGACGGTGCGCCGACTCTTGGAAATGGGTTGCGGTGCGGCATTTCTCGACACGGGACTTGGTAAGACGGCGGTTCAATGCGAATGGGCGCGACACGTTCCTGGGCGGGTCCTTTTCGTCGCTCCGCTGGCAGTCGCGCAACAAACGCAACGCGAGGCGAAGCGTCTCCTCGGGATGGAAATCGAATACTGCAAGGATGGCACGTCATCGGCTCAATTCGTCATCCCGAATTATGAGCGTGTGACTCGCTTCGATCCCGCCGCGTTCGCTGGCGTTGTCCTCGATGAGTCGTCGATTCTCAAGAGCTTCATGGGCGCGACAAAACGCGACCTTTGCGAGCGATTCGCCTCAACCCCCTACCGACTGGCTTGCACAGCAACTCCCGCGCCCAACGACTTCATGGAGGTTGGAAATCATTCCGAGTTCCTTGGGGTCATGCCGGGAACGGAGATGCTCACGCGGTGGTTTATCAATGATGCCGCGAGCGTCGGAACCTACCGGCTCAAGGGTCATGCCGTCGCTGACTTTTGGCGATGGGTGGCGAGCTGGTCCGTGACTGCCGCGAAACCCTCCGACCTTGGGTTTTCGGATGAGGGATTTATTCTGCCTGAGCTTCGGCAAGAAATCTTACCGGTCGAGTCGCCTCTCGGGGAAGCGGCGGAAGCTGGTGAATTGTTTTACATGCCTGTCGCAAACGCCGCGAATCTCCACAAGGAGCGGCGCAAGTCCATCGAGGACCGCGTGAGAATTGCCGCCGGCGCGGTCAACGGGAATGATCGCCCGTGGTTGATCTGGTGCGAATCCAACGAGGAAAGCGCCGCGCTGACCGCTGCGATTCCTGATGCCGTAGAGGTAAAGGGGAGTGATTCCGCTGAACTCAAGGAGTCGCGCCTTGTCGCGTTCTCTGAAGGCCGGGCGCGGGTCATGGTCTCCAAGCCTTCAATCTGCGGATTCGGGATGAACTGGCAACATTGCCGCGACATGATCTTTTCCTCTGTCTCATACAGCTATGAAAAGTATTACCAAGCCGTTCGGCGATGCTGGCGGTTCGGTCAAACGCAACCCGTCCACGTTCGGGTTTTGCTTTCGGACATGGAGATTCCCGTATGGAAAACGGTAGTCGAAAAGGCCGGTAGACATGAGGAGATGAAGCGCAATAGCGCCGACGCTGGCGGCATGGATTCCAAGCGGGCGGAACGGGTTGAATACAAAGCCAAGTCATTTTCTTTCCCGGAGTGGATTTCAAAGGAGAGGAGGATTGCATGACCGACCTATTCCAACCCCTCCCCGAACTTCCGCCCGCCTGGAAAGTCCATGCCGGATTGCTCGGTATCGAAACGGAACAAGATGAAACCGGCTGGACGGCTCGGATTGAGCTTTTCGGCAAGGTCGAGAGCGAGTCGGGCGATACGGAGCAGCAGGCGGTGAACCTGCTTATTTACAAGCACAACCTCAAGAAAGGAACGATTGAAGAATGAAGACGACAGAGCACAACATAACCGGAACGATTTTGCGAGCAGGGACCGGAACCGAGGGGCGCGTCACGGTTGAAATTGAAACGACACGAGATCAGTTGCGAGACTTTCCGTTTAACATGATCGGGAAAAGCGCGATTGCTTTTATTGCTGACTCCGCGCCGAAACCGGAAACGCCGATTCCCGACGCTGACGGGTGGATTGAGCATAGGCCGGGGGATGCGATGCCTTGCGATGGGGATATGAGGGTTTTCGTCAAGCTGAGAGACGAAAGCTATTTTGATCACTACCCGTCTCGTGCCGGTTTTTGGGCGCATAACAATCCAAATAGAGACAAGTGGAGGGCCAAGAACTCAAAAGCCGCCATCATCGCCTGGAAACCCGCATAATGCGCCCCTCCCCATATCAAGACCAAATCCTAGACCTCCTAGCAGACGGCCTAGAGCGCACTGTTGAGGAAATCCGGCAAGGTATTAACGCGCCGGATAATGCGCGGATTCATCATGTTATTGCCGGTTTACGCTCGTTTCTGATCGTTCTTGCGAAAGCCTGTCAAATAACAGTCATCAAATTCTTTGACATTTAAATCAGTTTTGTGGAGATCATTTCATGGCCGGTTACACCAAGCTATTCAATTCGATTTTGGACTCTACTATTTGGCAGGAGTCTAGCGAAACGCGCCTCCTGTGGATTACGATGCTGGCAATGTCGGACAAATCCGGGGAAGTTCTTGCGAGCATTCCGGGGCTGGCAAAGCGGGCGGGAATCACAATCCAAGAGTGCGAAACGGGGCTTGGCGTCCTGCTTTCCCCTGACCCATACAGCCGGACGCCAGAGCACGAAGGACGGCGCATTGCCATTATTGACGGAGGGTGGAGGCTCCTTAATCACGGGAAATACAGAGCACTCCTAAGCGCCGATGAAAGGCGGGAGTATAACAGGATGAAGCAGGCTGAACATCGGGCCAAAACGAAGTCAAACAATGTCAATGACACGTCAATTACTGTCATTGAGAATAAGCAATGTCAGCACATAACAGATAACAGATATCAGATTACAGATCCATTGCTTAATATCGAAGAACCTAAAGGTTCTTCTCACCCCGCCAAAGCGGGGAAGGAGTGGAATCCTGATGAAAAACAAATTCGGGTTGCTTCTTGGTTCAATCGCAGAGCTTCCACGAAATGGAGCGACAAAGAGCTAAGAGCATGGAGCAAGCTCGACCGCAGCGACGAGACGCTAGACCTCCTGCAAGGCTACTACGGAGCCGATATTATCGCCCAGGACGATTGGAGGCGGAAAGACCTCCTAACGCTTCTCAACAACTGGACGGGCGAAATGGACAGGGCTAGGCGGTTTGTGTCTGCCAACACCCCGAAACAACGTGACCCGGCAAGACCATTCTGACCATGACGACCACACTCACGACCTGCTGCCATTGCGGAACCGAATTCCCGGCCATGTCCGCAGATTTCACGATAGGCGGGAAAGCCTTCACAATCGGGCAATCCCTCTGCGATCCGTGCCAATCCGCGAAAGAGGAGGAGCTAGAGACGCAATCCCGAGGGAGTCACGCCGCGGGGCGTCCCGCATGGGAGGAGATTTGCCCGGAGGCTTATCGGGGGTTCAAGATGGAAAAGCTTCCAGTCGATTCGCGACACGTCGCTTTCAAGGCGCTGGAATGGCAATGGAACCCGAAAGGCGTTGGCCTAATCGGAGACTCCCGCGCCGGTAAAACCTTCATTATGCACGAGCTTGCGCGGCGCATCTACGTTGAAGGCGGCAAGATCAAGCTCACCAGCGGCACCGAATTCGCCTACGCATGCGGGTCCAGTGAAGCCGGAGAGCGCCGGGCAATGATCGACTCTTGCATCTCAGTCTCTCACCTGTTCCTTGACGACATCGACAAGATGAAAATGACGGACCGGGTTGAGTCGGATTTCTATCATGTCATCGAGCAACGACGCAGGGCAATGAAGCCCGTGTTTGTGACGCTTAACGCGAGCGGGGCGGAATTGACTCAGAAGATGAGCGCCAATGGAGGCGATCCGATTGTGAATCGGCTCCGGCATGACGTTTGCGAATTTTATGCAGTTTAACCAAAATCCAAAATGCCAAATCTAAACCGTGTAACAATCATGGGGAATCTTACCCGAGATCCCGAAATTCGATTCACCCCCAAAGGCGCGGCAATCTGCGAGTTTGGGATTGCGATCAATCGAACGTGGATCGACGACAACGACCAGAAGCAGGAAGAAACGACATTCATTGACCTGACTTTTTTCGGGAAGCGAGCCGAGACGATTGAGAAATACGTCAAGAAGGGCCAGCCGATTTACGTTGAGGGCCGTTTGCAACTCGACCAATGGGAAGATAAGCAATCCGGGCAACAGCGATCAAAACTCAAGGTTGTGGGCGAGCAATTCCAATTCCTTGCGAGCGGCAAAAAGGAAGACCGCGAAACCCCTCCCACTGGACGATATGAGAACGCGGCGGCGGTTCATTCGGAGCAAGATCAGTCAGACATACCCTTTTAAGCGAACGCCGAGGTATCCGACCGATGACAGCGCCAACCGACATCGCCCCGCTTTGTGACTCCGCCGCTGTCAGCGGTTCGGATCACCGTCTGGTTCTCTGCCCGGTGACGTTGCGCGAGGCGAATGATTTTGTCGCCTCGTTCCACCGCCATAACGGTCGGACTGCAAGGAACGGCGGCAAGTGGGCAATCGGTGTCGAGATGGGCGATGAACTGGTTGGAGTGGCCATAGTTGGCAACCCGCTGTCCGCAACATTCATGGACGGGCGAACTGCGGAAGTGCTTCGCACATGCACCCGCGATATCGCGCCGAAGGGATCGGTGTCGATGCTCTACTCGGCCTGCTGGAGAGCATGGCGAGCGATGGGGGGGCATCGGCTCATCACCTACACTCTCACGACGGAAAGCGGCGCAAGCCTGCGAGGAGCAGGGTGGAAGGTCGTGGCGGAACTCTCCGCGACCAACGTCCGAGCCAACTGGAACAAGAACCGCGCCACGACATCGAGACAGTGGCAACCCATCTACGGCCAGCAAAAGCTGCGCTGGGAGAGGGCAGAGAACACCAAATCCTGACACGATGACAGCGACCCCTGACGCACCCTTCCCTACCGACTCCCCCGCTGGCATCGTTGTCAGCGATGCCTGTTCTGCTTTGGGGTGGGACATCCGACTGCAATGCACGTCCTGCGGCTTTCGGGTGCGCCGTCACCGGAACGATTATCCGGGATTTCTTGGGCCGGAACCAAAGGCGACGCTGATGACCGAGTGTAGCAACTGCGACGGAGAGAAAAGACTTCATTTCATCGACTTTGCACAACCCCATGAACTTTAAGCAGAACACCAAGCTCTCGGACGCCCCGCGTTCCGAGTAGCGCCTGTTCGCATCGTCTAAGCA